GAGGCGACCCCCCCTGTCTTTATCGACTATATCTCCCCGATGCAGTCCGAGACGATGCTGGACAGTCCTTTTAAGACCCGACCTGATCCGAGTCAATGACAATTAAGCCCAAGAAGTCCAAAGCCATACGAGGGGCAACCAAGCCAAGGCTTCACAGCCCACTTCTCAAGGGCGATAACAAGCTGCAAGATGTTAAAGACTTATGCGAGATTGTTAAAGTTCCGCTTATGCCTTGGCAGGAGTTCGTATTAAAGGACATGCTTACTGTAGACAAAAAAGGTCTCTGGATCCGCAAGACAAACCTGATCTTAGTAGCCAGGCAGAACGGCAAGACTCACTTAGCGCGTATGCTTATCCTTGCTCACCTCATCAAGTGGAATACCAATGTCCTCATCATGTCCTCTAACCGATCTATGGCACTAGATACCTTCCGTCAAATCACTAGCCTATTGGAGACCAATGACCACCTTAAAGGATTCGTCAAACAAATCCGACACGCAAATGGAACTGAGTCTATTGAGATGCTCTCTGGAGCAAGGCTCGATGTTGTTGCAGCAACTAGAGACGGCTCTCGAGGTCGATCAGTTAATGGACTCCTCTACATTGATGAAGTCCGAGAGATCACAGAAGATGGATTTAGAGCTGCTGCTCCTGTCACTAGAGCTCACGCAGGTAGTCACACTTTGCTCACGAGTAATGCTGGAGATGCATTCTCAACTGTCCTTAATGACCTACGAGAACGAGCAATTGATTATCCACCAAAGTCTTTTGGATTCTATGAGTATTCTGCGCCACAATATGCAAAGATAACGGATCGCAACGCATGGGCTCAGGCCAATCCTTCTTTAGGGTACACAATTACGGAGGAGGCAATTGAAGAAGCAATAGCCACATCGCCTATTGAGAATATTCGCACAGAGGTATTTTGTTCGTGGATTGACAGTCTTTCATCACCCTGGCCTCATGGCGTACTAGAAGACACATCCGATAGCACGCTGGAAATGGCTGTCGGGGCTTATACTGTATTTGGTTTCGATGTCAGTCCTTCACGCAGGAACGGATCATTAGTCGCAGGACAGCTTCTCCCAGATGGGAGGATTGGCATCGGGATCTTAGAGACTTACAGCTCGCAAGTAGCCATTGATGAGTTAAAGATGGCGGCATCTATTAAGGCTTGGTGCGACATCTACAAGCCTCGCCTAGTCTGCTTTGACAAGTACGCCACACAAACTATTGCAGATCGCCTTGCTAACGCTGGAGTTATGACAGAAGATGTCTCTGGTCAGCAATTCTATAAAGCCTGTGGCGATCTATTAGAAGGCTTGGTCAATGCTCGCGTAGTTCACAATGGGCAAGCAGAATTGATCCAACAGATGAATAACTGCGCAGCTAAAGTAAACGATAGCGCGTGGCGCATAATTAAACGCAAGTCTGCTGGAGATATTTCTGCACCTATTGGCTTGGCGATGGTAGTCAGTAAGTTAATGATCCCTGTGGCTAAACCTCAAATCTATACTTAGACACGCCCTAGCACATTGTCTAATTGCTTGACAAATGCTACACTTTCTGTCTATGGGTAAATTACTGCAAGCATTTGGCCTAGAGTCTAAGCCACAATTACAAGCTCAGTCTGCGCCGCAAGTCCTTGGCGAGTATTCACCTTATGCAATGCCTTTTCAGTTCGCCTATGTAGGCAGAACAGAAGCGATGTCTGTACCGTCTTTAGCACGATGCCGCAATTTATTAGCTGGCACAATAGGCACAATACCTTTGATGCTTCACAAAAAATCAACAGGAGAGATGTTAGGCAGTCCTCTTTGGCTTGACCAACCTTCATACTCACAGCCACGATCTGTAACTATTGCTTACACAGTTGATTCACTCTTATTTTATGGTCAAGCATTTTGGAAAGTCGTAGAAGTTTACCAGGAAGATGGCAGACCATCTCGCTTTGAGTGGATCGCTAACAGCCGAGTAACTGCAACACTTGATCGCGATAATGTCTTTGTTAAGTCTTATGCAGTTGATGGAACTACTTTACCGATGGACGGATTAGGATCTTTAATTACTTTCCAATCCCTAAGTGATGGCATTCTTAACACTGGTACTTCTACAATTCGATCTGCTATCGATGTGCAGAAGGCAGCAACTATTGCAGCAGCTACTCCAATGGCAACTGGTTACATTAAGAATACTGGTGCTGATCTAGATCCTAAAGAAGTCTCTGGATTACTAGCTGCATGGAAAACTGCTCGCAATAATCGCAGCACTGCTTACTTGACATCCACACTTGAATATAACCCAGTGTCATTTTCGCCTAAAGAAATGATGTACTCGGACGCCATTTTCAACCTTGCTACTGAAATTGCCCGATTATGCAATGTGCCTGCCTACTATGTCTCAGCAGATGCTAATAACTCTATGACTTATGCCAATGTGCAGGATGAGCGTAAGCAATTTTTGACACTATCTTTGCAGCCATTTATTAGTGCTATTGAGGATCGCCTGTCAATGGATGATATTACTGCTCGCGGTAATATCGTATTGTTTGACATTGATAAAAACTTCTTACGCACTGATCCATTGCAAGAACTAGCAGTAATTGAGAAATTGCTTAGCCTGGATCTTATTACCCAGGAGCAGGCTATGGGAATGACCGATCTAACACCTAATGGAAGTTATGGTATGCAATGAACCAAGTAATTACCTTCTCAGCTGGACTCACAGCAGACGCAGCCAATAGAACTATCTCGGGCAAGATTGTGCCTCTTAATGTTGAAGCAGGATTGACCAACATGGGCAAAGTCATCTTTGAGTCTGGATCTATTCAGATTGCAGATGCTAGTGCTATTCGTCTGCTCAGTCAGCATGACAATAAGAAACCTTTAGGCAAGATGCTCGACTACGCAGAATCAGAAGATGCCATCAACGCAGTCTTTTCTGTAAGCCGATCACAGCGCGGTACAGAAGCCTTGATCCTTGCAGAAGAAGGATTGCAGTCAGGTTTAAGTATCGGGGCAGAAGTCCTGAAGTCAAAGATTAAGGATGGCGTGACTTATGTATCCGCTGCTCGCTTGATCGAAGTAAGTTTAGTAACTGACCCAGCATTTAAGTCTGCTCAGGTTACTGATATTGCAGCGGAAGAATCCGATGTAGAAGAAACAATCCAACCAACAGAAAGCGAGACAGTCGTGGAAGACACTACAGTCGAAGCAGCACCAGTAGAAACAGCGGCTGTAGAAGCTGCTCGCCCTACAGTTTCAGCAATGTCATATACAAAGCCACGCATCGAATTGACAGCAGCTAAGTATGCAGAAAACTCAATTCGTGCAGCACTAGGTGATGAAGATGCTCGTCAGTACATCATCGCAGCAGACAGCACAGTAAACAATCCTGGTCTAGTACCAACACCACAGTTAACTGAATTAGTTAACCCACTTGGAACAACTATTCGTCCATCTATTGAAGCAATCTCTCGTGGAGTATTGCCAAATGCTGGAATGACCTTTGAGGTTCCAAAGATTTCAGCAATGCCAACTGTTGCAGAAACAGCACAAGGTAATGCATTCAGCGAGACAGATTCAACATCTGAATTCTTAACAGCAACTGTCAAGAAGTACGCTGGACAACAGACATTCTCTGTTGAACTTTTAGATCGTACTTCTCCAGCATTCTTTGATGAACTAGTTCGCAACATGGCAGCAGCTTATGCCAAGGCTACAGATGCAGCAGTAAATGCAGCAATCATCTCTGGTGCGTCACTAGATGCGACTACAACAGTTACATTCCCAACAGCAGCAGAATTGCTGGGCATTGTTGCTCGCGGTGCTGCTTCTGTTTACAATGCAACACTAGGTCTACCAAATCCATTTGCTCGCAACATGATCGTAAACACTTCACAATGGTCAAACATCATGACACTAAACGACAGCGGGCGTCCAATCTACAACGCATCACAGCCACAGAACGCAGGCGGTGTTGTAACACCTACAGCCCTTCAGGGTAATGTTGCAGGACTTAACCTCTATGTCACACCTAACACAGCTTCAGGTACAGACACAGATGGTTCAATCTTGGTTGTAAACCCAGATGCTTACACATGGTACGAGTCACCAACTTACCGCCTACGCGCAGAAACAACTGCTTCAGGACAGGTAACAATTGGCTACTACGGCTATGGCGCAATCCTCACCAAGGTCGGCGCAGGCGCATTCAAGAATAACAAGGCGTAAGCCTCACTAAGTCGCTCTGGGGATCAGTAGCCCTCTGATCCCCAGAGTCTTTAGAAAGGAATAGGATGTCAGTTACAACAGTCGCAGAACTTCGCAGTACTCTCGGAGTCGGTACCTTGTATCCTGATGCCACCCTTCAAGAAGTGTGTGACGCATCTGATGCAGTCCTACTTCCAATGCTTTGGAATAACTATCAATTTAATATTTCACAAAGCAATACAACTACAGAGGGCACTCTTTTCTTTGACATACCTATTAAAGATGTTTTCTATGTAGGGCAGGTAGTCGTAATTAGTGGCAATGCTAGTCCGCACGATGGTTCTAAGACACTGACTGGTGTAGACGATTACACAATTACTTATGCAGTTACAGGATCACCAACAGCAGCTGTAGAACACGCAGTAAACCCATTTGGTCAAGTAGCAGGCACAACTAATGTAACTTGGACTAATGACATGGCAGTACAGAACGCATCTCTTATGATATCTGTTGAGATCTGGCAAGCGCGTACAGCCACCCTTTCAGGCAGTAACGCTGTCGATTTCCAGCCAAGCCCTTACCGAATGAGCGCACAGCTCCTCGCTAAGGTGCGAGGATTGATCGCTCACGCACTAGATCCGCGTTCGATGGTTGGCTGATGCCTCCAGTACCGATTACGACACTTCGCACTACCTTAGCCACTGCGCTAGTAGATAACACTAAATACCA